TACTCTTGAGCTTTTGAAGAAGTACGAGGCCCAGATTACCCAAGATTTGAGCAAAGAGAGCTTCCTCGACTTCGTAAAACACGTCTACCCAGGCTATAAAGTGGGTCCGCACCACTTAAAACTAGCGCAAATCTTCGAAGATATTGCAAATGGTAAGAAAAAGCGGGTAATTGTGAATATTGCCCCACGACATGGTAAGTCTGAGCTAATTTCCTACCTTGCACCTGCCTGGTTCTTGGGCAAACACCCCCAAAAGAAGGTCATCATGGCCTCACACACCGCAGATTTGGCAGTGAACTTCGGCCGGCGCGTGCGAAATCTGGTGGGAATGGATACATATAAGGACATCTTTCCGCAGGTAGAACTGCAAGCTGACAGTAAGTCTGCTTCAAGATGGGGCACTAACTTCCAAGGAGAGTACTTTGCAATTGGTGTGGGTGGCGCTCTTGCTGGGCGCGGTGCTGATTTATTCATTATTGATGATCCTCATAGTGAGCAAGAGGCTAAAACTGGAAGACCCGATGTCTTTATTCCTGCTTGGGAATGGTTTCAGTCTGGCCCTCTCCAGCGCCTTATGCCGGGCGGTGCAATCATTATTGTGATGACCCGGTGGTCAAAGCTCGACCTGACTGGCCAGATCATCAGCCAGATGAACAAGGAAGAGGGTGTTGACCAGTGGGAGGTTGTGGACTTCCCCGCAATTAAGGACGACGGCGAGGCGCTGTGGCCCGACTTTTGGCCGGTTGAGGAGCTGCTGGCTAAGAAGGCCGGCATGGACGTTCGGTATTGGAATGCCCAATACATGCAGAATCCCGTCTCCGAGGAGGGGGCACTTATTAAGCGTGAATGGTGGAAGATATGGGAGAACGAGATTCCTCCCCAGTGCGAGTTCACCATCATGAGTCTGGACGCTGCGCAGGAAGCCAATAACAGGTCTGACTACAACGCGCTTACGACGTGGGGTGTGTTCTTCAATGAGGAGACGAACAATTACGCGATCATTCTCTTAAATGCAATCAAGAAACGTCTCGAGTACCCTGACCTAAAAGCGTTGGTGCTAGAAGAGTACAAGCAATGGGAGCCGGATGCGTTCATGGTCGAGAAGAAGTCCAGCGGGTCCGTTTTGTATCAGGAAATGCGCAGGATGGGCATACCTGTCGGGGAGTTTACTCCCGGTAAAGGGCAGGATAAGATTGCCCGTGTGAATGCTGTGTCGAGCTTGTTCCAGGGCGGCGTCGTGTATGCGCCTGATCGCAGATGGGCCAAAGATGTCATAGAGGAGTGCAATGATTTCCCCAGTGGCGTCAATGATGACTTGGTAGACTCGACAACGCTTGCACTATTGAGATTCAGACAGGGCGGGTTCATTCGTCTAGATACTGATGAGCCAGAAGATGACTTCTTGTACAAGCACCGCAAAAAAGCGGCGTACTACTAATTTTGAAGGATAGATGATGGCAACAAACAATATGGGCAAAGCCCTCTATGCAGCCCCTCAAGGACTTGAGCAGTTGGGCATGGAAGAGGAGCCAATCGAGATTCAGATTGAAGACCCAGAAGCAGTCAGTATCTCTGGCCCTGGCTTTGAGATTGACATCGAGAAAGAAGAGATGGATGAGGGTGACTTCAGCAAGAATCTGGCTGAAGACATGGACGAAGGGGAGCTTGCCTCTCTTGCCAATACGCTGATGCAAGACTACGAGACGGACATCTCGAGTCGCAAGGACTGGATACAGACTTACGTGGACGGCCTGGAGTTGCTGGGCATGAAGCTAGAAGAGCGTATGGAGCCTTGGCCCGGCGCTTGTGGCGTGTACCACCCACTGCTCACAGAAGCAGTTGTGAAGTTCCAAGCTGAGACCATGATGGAGACCTTCCCCGCAGCAGGGCCGGTCAAGACAAAGATCATCGGCAAAGAGACCCCAGATACCAAGAAAGCGGCTGAGCGTGTTCAAGACGACATGAACCATCAGTTGACGGACGTGATGTTCGAGTATCGCCCCGAGCATGAGCGCATGTTGTGGGGCTTGGGACTGGCCGGCAATGCGTTTAAGAAAGTGTATTTTGATCCAGCGCTGGGGCGTCAGGTGTCGATGTACGTGCCTGCTGAAGATGTGGTCGTCCCCTATGGAGCTTCTAGCTTAGAGGCAGCAGAGCGAGTCACGCATGTGATGCGCAAGACAGAGAACGAGATTAAGCGGCTCCAGCATGAGGGCTTCTACCGAGACATTGACTTGGGGGAACCCAACAATGTGATGGACGAGGTGGAGAAGAAGATTGCTGAGAAGCTGGGCTTTCGGGCTTCTCAGGATGACCGCTTCAAGCTCTTAGAGATGCAGGTTGAGTTGGACCTGGAGGGCTATGAGCACACGGATGACGATGGTGAAGAGACGGGCATTGCGCTGCCGTACATCATCACGATCGAGAAGAGCTCAGGTACTGTGTTAGCAATACGCCGGAATTGGAGGCCGGAGGATGAAGATTGTCATAAACGAACCCACTTTGTCCACTACCCGTACATACCGGGTTTCGGTTTTTACGCTTTTGGCCTTATCCACCTTATCGGTGCTTTTGCTAAGTCTGGTACTTCTATTCTGCGTCAGCTTGTTGATGCAGGCACACTCTCTAATCTACCCGGTGGATTCAAGACCCGAGGGCTCCGTACGAAGGGTGACGATACCCCCATCTCCCCAGGAGAGTTCCGAGACGTGGATGTACCTAGTGGGACGATGCGGGACAACATCATGCCCCTGCCCTATAAGGAGCCAAGTCAGGTCCTAGCAGCGCTTCTCGGCACAATCATCGAGGAAGGCCGCAAGTTTGCCGGCGCTGTGGAGTTGCAGACCTCGGACATGAGCGCACAAGCGCCCGTGGGTACGACCCTGGCTATCCTTGAGCGTCAGTTGAAGACGATGAGTGCTGTGCAGGCACGCATTCACTATGCGATGAAGCAAGAGTTTAAGCTCTTGAAAGAGATCATCCGCGACTACACCCCCGAGGAATACAACTACGACCCAGTTGAAGGCAGCAGGAAAGCCAAGCAGTCTGACTACGACTTGGTGGACGTGATCCCCGTGAGCGACCCCAATGCAGCCACTATGGCTCAGAAGGTTGTTCAGTATCAGGCGGCTCTTCAGTTAGCCCAAACGGCTCCTCAGTTGTATGACTTGCCCCAGTTGCATCGCCAGATGTTGGACGTGTTGGGTATCAAGAATTACCAGAAGCTGGTGCCGCTGCCAGAGGACATGAAGCCACGCGACCCCGTGACGGAGAACATGAACGTGCTTTCTGGCAAACCTGTCAAAGCGTTCATCTATCAGGATCACCGGGCTCACATCGCTGTCCACATGGCCGGTATGCAAGACCCGCACGTCCAAGAGTTGGTGGGCATGAACCCACAAGCAGCACAGATGCTGCAAGCAGCTATGTCGGCTCACATCGGTGAGCACTTGGGTATGGAGTACCGCAAGGAGATTGAGAAGCGGATGGGCTTTCCCCTGCCTCCCTACAACGAGGAAGCAGACGAGAAAGAGATGTCTCCGGATGTGGAGGTTCAGGTGTCTCAGTTGGCGTCACAAGCGGCCCAGCAGTTGCTCCAAGAACACCAGCAGGAATCCCAGCAGAAGAAGGCCCAGCAGCAAGCCCAAGACCCGCTCATCCAGTTGCAGCAGCAAGAGTTGCAGATCAAGCAAGGCGATTTGCAACGCAAGACTCAGAAAGACATGCAGGACATGCAGGCCAAGATGGCTCAGATTCAGGTCGAGCTCAAGCGGATTGAGGTTACCCAAGAGACTGAGGGAGCCAAACTCATGATGCAAAACATGCACGACTCAGAGAAGACCAAAGCCATGCAGGAGACCGAGGGAGCTCGGGCAGGCTTGGAGATGATGAAACATCAGCAGCAGCTAAATCACCAGAAAGAGGCAGCTGAATCGAATCGACAACAGGCCCAGAAGCCTAAAACCAAGAAAGGAGATTGATGTACGACATTTTGAAATTTGGTGGCGTAGCCATCGAAAAGATCGACGAGAAAGTTCGACAACTTGAGGAGTCCTTGGCATCAAAATCTGCCAAGAATTACGAAGAGTATTGTGAACAATGTGGGGTTGTAACAGGTCTACTCACAGCGCGTCGATTCATCACAGACCTGACAAAAAACTTGGAGAACTCAGATGAGTGAAACCCTTGATCTTGGAAGGGCGGTCGATCTATCGGCTATCCTGCACAAGAACGCTGAAGAAAAGGCAAAGCAGTTGCCAAAGCCTACGGGCTACAAAATCCTGTGTGCGATCCCAGAGCAGGACAGAGAGTATGACGGGGGCATCATCAAAGCCGATGAGACCATCCGTACTGATGAGCTACTCACTACGGTTCTATTCGTAGTTGAGCTTGGTCCAGACTGCTATATGGACAAAGCAAAGTTCCCTACCGGCCCCTGGTGCAAGAAAGGCGATTTCATTCTGACTCGCCCACACGCAGGTACGCGGCTAATCATTCACGATCGTGAATTCCGCATGATTAACGACGACTCTGTTGAAGCAGTTGTTGAAGACCCACGCGGCATCCGTCGCAACCGGTAAGGAGCAACAATGGCAACGCAATACGAAGAATACAAGTTTCCCCACGAGTTGGAGGAAACCAAAGACGAACTAGAGATCACTCTTGAGGGCGACGATGAACCGGATGTAAAAGTCAAGGTCGTTGACGACACCCCCGAGGAAGACAGGAACAAAGAGCCCCTGCCCTCTGAAATCAAGTCGGAACTCGAGCGATTGGATGAATCCCAAGAGTACACCGCTGGTGTGACCCAGAAGTTCAAACAGTACAAGAAGGCTTGGCACGACGAACGTCGGGAGAAAGAAGCTGCCCTGCGGGAACAGCAGGAAGCTCTGAAGGTAGCCCAGCGCATTCTTGATGAAAACAACAGGCTAAAAGGCATGTTGCAGACGGGCGAGAAAGAGCTTATCTCGACGTACCAGACTTCTGCGGAAATGGAGCTTGACAAGGCGGAACGGAACTACAAAGAGGCCTATGACTCTGGTGATTCTGATAAGCTTTTAGCAGCCCAAAAAGAGCTAGTTCGGGCAGAAATGAAGCTTGACAAAGCAAAAAATTTCAAACCCACTGTACAAATTCCCGAAAATGATGTACAAACTGCTCCATCTAGGCAGGAAACTGAGTCTCAGATGGACCCGAAGGTCGCAAGTTGGGTGTCCAAAAACCCCTGGTTTGTAGACCGCAACAAACGTGCAATGCGCAAGTTTGCTGAAGGAGTCCACGAGGATTTGGCAGAACGCTACGGGAAAGGATACATCGGTACTGATGAGTATTTCACCAGTATTGATAAAGAGGTTAAGAAGCGGTTCCCAGAAGAATTTGCTTCATCTTCTAACAACGATGAGGAAAAACCTCAACGTACAAGACCGAGCACGGTGGTTGCCCCCGCCAAGCGAAGTACCGCTTCCAAACAAGTGGTGCTAACGAAGACTGAGGTCGGGTTGGCTAAAAAATTGGGGTTAACCAACGAGCAATATGCTCGTGAAAAAATGAAATTGGAGGCCTAAGATGGCTGAAAGCAGATTACAACGCGAGATGACTAGTCGTGCAACGCAAGAGCGTCCCCAGCAGTGGGCACCTGCGGAACTACTGCCGGAACCTGAAAAGGCTCCGGGCTACGCGTACAGATGGATTCGGATTTCCTACAACGGCAAACGTGACCCGAAAAACTTCTCCGCGAAAATGCGGGAGCATTGGGAGCCAGTAGCCATTGAAGAACAGCCGAAGTTTCAACTGCTAGTTGATCCCGATAGTCGTTTCAAAAACAATATCGAGATTGACGGACTGTTGCTTTGCAAGACACCTATTGAGTTTGTTGAACAGCGGAGTGCGCATTTCCAACGTCAGACAAAGGCTCAAGCGGATTCTGTAGACAACGGTTTAATGCGTCAGAGTGACTCGCGGATGCCTATCTTCAAAGAGGGTAAATCCACGACAAGCTTTGGCAAAGGAACCTAATCTTTTTGGAGCTTAAAAATGGCTTATCCCACGGTAAATGCCCCTTACGGGCTAAAGCCGATCAACTTGATCGGTGGTCAGGTTTTCGCGGGTCAAACTCGTGAACTCCCGATCGAAGCCAACTATGGTACCGTCATTAACAACGGTGACATCGTTCGTCTTTCGAGCGGTTACATTGTTAAAGAGACCGGTACTACCACTGTTTCGGCAACTGGTGTAGTTGGTGTTTTCCTCGGTTGTACCTACGTGAATCCGTCAACTGGGCAGTTGTTGTTCACCAACTCCTACCCCGGTAGCGTTAACGTCAGTGGCATCCTGGCTTACGTCTCAGATGATCCCGATCAGTTGTTCAAAGTTGCTGTGACCGGCGGCGCTACCAGCACCACCGTCACTCCCATCGCTGGCACGATTTTGGGTAACAACCTGGCGATTTCGCAGCCTTCTACCAACACCACTATTTCTGGCAACTCAAATATTGGTGCGTATGACTCAGGCTCGAACACTGCCTTCACTTTGCCCTTGCGGGTCGTTGGTCTTGTTCCCGAGACTACCAACTCCAGCGGCAACTACAGTGAAGTGATCGTCAAGTGGAATATGCCGTATATCACCCTGACTGAAGGTGCTCCTAACGTCGTGGCATACAACGGTGGCCATTCCTATCTCAACCCAACTGGCACTGCCAACGTCTAAGGAGTAACTCAAAATGGCTATTTCACGTGCACAACTGCTTAAAGAGTTGCTCCCTGGCCTGAACGCATTGTTCGGTGTTGAGTATGCAACGTACGGTGAACAACACAAGGAAATCTACGAGACCGAGACTTCCGAGCGTTCGTTCGAAGAGGAAACCAAGCTGTCTGGCTTTTCCGCCGCTCCGGTGAAGAACGAGGGCTCTGCAATTGCTTATGACAATGCGCAGGAAGCTTGGACCGCTCGCTACAACCATGAAACCATCGCTTTGGGTTTCTCGCTGACCGAAGAGGCCATCGAGGACAACTTGTACGACAGCTTGTCTGCTCGCTACACCAAGGCTCTGGCTCGCGGTATGGCTTACACCAAGCAGATTAAGGCTGCGAACGTGTTGAACAACGGTTTTAGCTCCAGCTACGCTGGTGGCGACGGCCAAGCTCTGTTCAGCGCTTCTCACCCCTTGGTTTCTGGTGGCACCAACAGCAACATCCCATCTACCCCCGCTGACTTGAATGAGACTTCGTTGGAAAACGCAGTTATTCAGATTGCTCAGTGGACCGATGAGCGTGGCTTGTTGATCGCAGCTAAGCCCAAGAAGCTGATTATTCCCGTCCAGTTGCAATTCGTTGCAACCCGTCTGTTGGAAACCGAACTCCGTGTCGGCACCAATGACAACGACGTGAACGCTCTCAAGAACAACGGTTCGATCCCTGGTGGTTACACTGTTAACAACTATTTGACCGATCCCAACGCTTGGTTCTTGACGACTGACGTACCCAACGGTATGAAGCACTTCGTTCGTTCTCCGCTGGCTAACAGCATGGACGGCGACTTCGACACCGGTAACGTGCGTTACAAGTCTCGTGAGCGTTATTCGTTCGGCTGGTCTGATCCCCTCGGCATGTGGGGCTCGGCAGGAGCCTGATAGTGAAAGGGGGCCTTGTGCCCCCTTTTCTTTTGGTGTATATTGCTTCAAACCGGAGTTCCGGTTAGTCAGACTGATCCGGCAGATGCGTACACAACTGACTAGCTAATCTTTGTACGAAGGACAATTTAAAATGGCTTTATCTACCACCCAAAGTATTTGGCGTTCTGGTGGCGGCGATCAGACTCGCACCGCCTATTGTGGTTCTGGCGTTATGGCAGCGCAGTTCTACATTGCAGACGCCTCTGTTGCAACCGCAACCAACGTCGTAGTTTCCTCCACTGCTGGCGCTCCCGCCCTGATCCTTCCTGAAGGCGCAGTTGTTTTGTCTGTTGTCATCAATGACGCAGGCACGGGTTCTATCGACATCGGAACTCGCAACTACTCCACTGGTTCTGTGACTGGCGCGGCTATTGCCAACAACCTGTCTGTGGCTTCTGCCGGCGTAGTTACCAGCGGTTTGACCCTCACTGCTATTGCCGCTCTGTCATACGTGACGGTGACCATTGACACCTCCGGTGCTGGTACTGTTGGTGGCTACATCACCTACTTCGTTGCAGACCCCTTGGTTGGCCAGCAAAACGTTTGATAGGAACCCATCATGGGAATGCAAACAGACGTTAAATCAGTCCATACTGGTGGTACGCAGACAAACCAAGCATTGATTGGTTTTCGCACGCGTATCAAAGCCGTAATTATTACGGGCGGTGCTGGTGCTGGTATGGCAAGGTTCTTGGATGCTTCTGGTGGCAATATTTTGCTTGAGCTAGACACAGGCACGAACTCCAACATGACCAATGTGTTGTTGCCAGGGGAGGGCATTCTTTTCCCCAATGGCATTTGGTACACCTCGGTTTCTGTGGCTCCCACGGGCATCACGGTGATCTATGGCTAAGTCACCCGCATGGACACGCAAGGAAGGCAAGAACCCCAAAGGCGGACTCAACGCCAAAGGGCGTGCCTCCTACAACGCAGCCAACCCTGGGAAACCGGGGTTGAAACGTCCGCAGCCAGAGGGTGGCGCTCGTCGGGATTCCTTTTGTGCCCGGATGGAAGGCATGAAAAAGAAGCTAACCAGCGAGAAGACAGCCAAAGACCCCAACAGCCGGATTAACAAGAGCCTACGGGCTTGGAAGTGCTGACATGGAGATGACTCTCTGGAACATGGTTCTGACAGCCTTTTTGGGGTTGTTGGGCTGGTCTTTGCGTGAAAAGGCAGAGGAGATTAACCGTCTCCAGATTTTGCTCAATCGCACCCGCGAGGAGATTGCCAAAGAGTACGTGACCAAAGCTGATGTTCACAACGACATCAACCGGATTCTGGACCGTATTGATCGGTTGGAGATGAAGATTGATACGTTTATTCGGGAGCAGAAAAGTGCCCTCAGTTAGCAGTAAACAGCACAGGTTCATGGAGGCGGTGGCCCACAATCCATCGTTTGCCAAGAAAGCAGGAGTCCCACAGTCCGTGGGTAAAGAATTCTCAAACGCCGACAAAGGCAAAACTTTTAAAAGAGGTGGTGAAATGGCTACAAAGAAGATGAACCCCGGCATGATGGCAATGATGGCTAAGAAACGTGCTGCTCCCGCTGCTCCTGCGGCCCCCGGCGCTGGCATGATGGCCATGAAAAAAGGCGGCAGCGTCAAAGGCTTGCCCACCTCGATGAGCAAAGTGCGTACTGCGGCTCCTAGCCGTGACGGTGTTGCCTCCAAGGGCAAGACCAAAGGCACTATGGTCAAGATGAACAAGGGCGGCAAAGCCTGCTAAGGAGTAGCTATGAAACGAGTAAAGCGTTTTAGCACGGGCGATGAAGTCGAGTATTTTGGCTCTGCCGTAGGCAGCAAGTCAGAGTCAGCTCCTTCTTCCTCCGGGGCTCCTGCTAAGAAGCAGAGCTTTAGTGAAGCGTTTAAGGGCGCTGAAGATGGCTCCACGTTTGAGTGGCAGGGCAAGAAGTACAAGAAAGAGTACGCAGGCGATAAAAAGTCTGAATCTAAACCCGCCCCCAAATCAGAGTCAAAACCCACTCCCAAAGCAGAAGAGCCCGCTAAGCCCGCTCCCAAAGCGGAAACGTCTAAGCGCGGTATTGGTCCCTACAACGTGTTCTCGGGTCCATCTGAACCTGATGCGGATGCTGTGAAAGCGGCAAAAGCGGCGGGGGATAAGCGGCGAGAGAAGCAAGCTAGTGAGCCTATGTTTTACAACCCTCTTAGTAGAGCAGTTAATGCGATTCGTGAGAGAGGCAAGCAATCAAACCCTGACGCATACGCCAAAGGCGGCTCAGTTTCATCCGCTTCCAAGCGGGCCGATGGTATTGCTCAGCGGGGTAAGACTCGCGGAAAGATGTGCTAAATCATGGCTGAATATAACGCTGGCGCAGGACGTGGCAAGCAAGGTGGCCCCACCGCCAAAGAACTTACCGACCACGCTAAAAAGCAGGATGCTGGCATCTACACGGCTGAAAAGGGTAAACCCCCACAAGACATCGACAGTGGGTCAGCCCCTGTGAAAAAAGCTAGTGGGGGCAAAGTCTCTGCTTCCTCGCGTGCTGATGGCATTGCGCAACGGGGTAAGACCCGTGGGAAGATTTGCTGATGATGGCCAGTCGCGGTATGGGCGCTATGCGGCCCTCTAAGATGCCCAAAGGCAAGAAGGTTGTTCGCAAGGACAACCCGAATGATGTCGAGGTATACAAAGAGGGCGGCACGGTGAACGCCGCCGGTAACTACACTAAGCCCAGTTTGCGCAAGCGGATTGTGTCTGAGGTAAAAGCCGCAGCAACTCATGGCACGGGTGCGGGGCAGTGGTCTGCTCGTAAAGCGCAGCTTGTTGCCAAGAAGTACAAGGCGGCTGGCGGGGGATACAAAGATTGAAAGCGCCGCAGACTTCTCTGAAAAATTGGGGCGACCAAAAATGGAGAACCAAGAGTGGAAAACCGTCTAGCAAAACAGGTGAACGATATCTTCCAGAAGCTGCGATCAAAAGTCTCAGCCCTGCTGAGTACGCTGCGACAACGCGGGCAAAGCGAGCAGGTAAAAAAGCCGGAAAACAATTCGTAGCGCAACCAAAAAACATT